TTTTTTCAATAACATTTTGTTAATGTCAGCGATATTCATTAAAGCGAAATCAGGGTTGTATTTAGATCCTCCAGTTAATGTAATTGTACGTTTTACGTCCACTAATAAATCGTAAATAGAAGCGTCTGAAATACCTTGCGCCGTAGCCGTGTAAGCTCCAGCCTGAGCCAACATTCCTTTAATATTTGGCGAAGTACCGTTAGCATTAATCAAATCAGTATCGATTTTAACGTCAACGTTTGTCGCTAAGAAGTTACGAACTTCCTGAACTAACATTTGATCGTCGTAAGCAAACTCCTCAGACATTGGAACTGAATCCCCTACTTTTTGTAAGTTCAACGTGTAAGTCGCCCATTTTGCCGTAGACTCAGGGAACGCACCACCCTCAGCAACCGCAGCCGCAGCACGAACAGTTGTAGCCTCGTCCCAGTCAATGTAACGAACAGTTCCGTTCATATTTTGAGGAACAGATACTTTCGGGAACAAATCGTAAACAGTTAATTTACGCGTTGCAAGTTGACCGATACCAGCCAAATCCATCGCCATTCCGTTGTTAGCAACTGAAGCGCGGTTTGTGTCAGCTTTAACAACAAATTCGAACGCAGATCCTGAACCTTTTTGACGTGTAGCCATATCGATTTTAGATCTGTTTTCTGTTACAGCTTTTAACAAACTGTCAGAAACTTGTCCTTTTTCAGCGATTTCTGAATTAGCTTGTACTTTCGCACCTAACTCGTTGATCGCATTTTCTAATTTAGTAACAGCTTCAATCGACGCTTTACTTTCAACAACGTCGCTAATAGCTTTGTTGTTTAACAAATTGAATTCCGCGTTCAATTCAGCCATTTCCTGAACTGTTTTAGTTGCGAATTCTTCGTTTGTAATTCCTTTTGAAGTAAGGAATTCGTTAAAATTCTTCATTTTTTTAGTTTTTAAGAAGATTAATAAAAAATTGTTTTTGTGCCTCGTCGGGCGGTGTTTGTGTTTCCTGAGTGTCGTTAGACGGCTCGTTATTTGAAGTGTCCTCGACGGCTTCAATATTTTCAGTTTTATTTTCAACTTCGATTTCAAGTGTTGGCGTTGCAAAATTAGATCCTTTTACAACAGCCGAACCCTCGATTACTTTTGCCTCAGTAACAGCCCAAAAATAACCTTTCTCGTCGGCTACTTCTTTATTTGCTACAATCGGATAGTATTTATCCCAGTTTGATTTTTCACTTGAATAAGTAGGCTCGTTTGAATCAATACAAAGGAACATTTTAACGTAGCGCATTCCGACTGAATGATTTAAAACGTAACCTTTACGGTATTGGTTAAACATAAATTCGTTGCGATCCTTTTTAATTTGTGTTTCAAAGATCAGCGCTTGCGTTTCTCCAGCATATTTAAAGCCTAATTTATTCCACGCTATATTTTCAACGTATGCCTTTAAATTATCGTTTACAGAATCAGCGATAACCATATCGAATTCCATTTCGTGCTCCTGTAATAAAAAGAACGTACCTATTTCCTTTAATGATTTATTCCAAATGTTAGGAACGTGGCAGTCTAAATGCGAATCAATTAAATTAGTCGTGTTGATCACTAATTTAGCGTTCAATACGTTAATATCCTCAGCGCTTAAATCTGTAACGGCTTTGTTTGTATTTTCTTCAGCTTCATTTAATGAAACATTCAAAACAACGTCAGCGTGTTTAACTTCGTTTTTTTTTCTTGAAATAATTAATTCCTTATTAGCGAAAACGTGTTCAATTTCTTGTTCTTTTGTCATTTCTTAACTATTTGCTGGCTTTTAACCTGTTTTTCTCTACTATTTTTTAGCTTTTTAATTTCTTCAGCTGTTAAAATTTGCTTTTCCATAATAAAATATTAAATACAAAATTAATAATTTTTAAATACAACTTAAAAAAAATCGTAAATTTGTTGTAAAATTAAATTTTTTGTATATGAAAATAAGTATTCCGGACTTTTTTAACGCCTTTCTCGGCGGTCGTTTATCCTACTCAGGAACGAAAAATTTGTCTTATATGTCGCAAGTCTTAACAGGATCAGCGCAATTTTTAAGCCCTGACAATTGGGACGCCTATAATATCTACTTAACAACGCCTCAACTTTATGCAGTTATTCAACGTCGTGGTTACCTTTTGGCTTCGGGACAATGGAAACACTACAAAACCGTAGGCGGAAAAGCTACAATCGTAGAAAATAGCCCTTTCGTTAATTTATTGGAAAATCCGAATATCTTTATGAATGGTAACGATTTAATTCGTCAATGGAATGAAAATAAATGTATTTACGGAAATAATTACGAATTCGTGAATAGATCGGCTTCAATGTTAATGCCTCAGCAGTTGACAAATTTACCCCCAGCACAAATCGAAATAAATACAACAGGGAAAATTTACCGTCAAAACGATATTTCTGAAGTAATTAAAAATTATAAATTAGAACGTGGCGATAGTTACGAAATATTTGAAACAAACGAAATAAATCATACGCGCGTTGTTAATGGTAAAAATCCAATTAAAGGAGAATCGCCAATGATCCCAATTTATATGCCGATTTCTAATATCCGCGCTTCGTACGAATTCCGTAACGTAATAATGAACAAAAAAGGTGCGTTGGGTATTTTATCAAATAATTCGAAAGATAGTCAAGGAGCAATCCCGTTGACTCCAGCCGAACGCGAGCGTTTAGATAAGGAATATAATCGTATGTTTGGAATCCAAAAAGAAAAAAGCCAAGTTATTATGACGAACACGGCTTTAACGTGGCAAGCGATGACGTTCCCGACTAAGGATTTAATGTTATTCGAGGAAGTAAACGCCGATTTTAATTCAATTATTGATCAATACGGCTTAAATGATAATTTATTTACACGCGACAAAGGCGCTACATACGAAAATTTAGCGGAGGGAATGAAACAGGCTTACCAATCGACGATAATTCCTGAAGCTGAAGAATTGGCTATGAATAGATCACAATTATTCGGGCTTGTTGAACGTGGCGAATGGTTGGAATTGGACTATTCACATATCCCAGCGCTTCAGGAAAATTTAAAAGAGAAAGCCGAAGTACTCGAGAAAAAAGCGAATGCCTTTAATACTTTGTTACAAACGGGGCAATATTCAACCGCTGAATTAAAAGAAATAATAAATTTGCAGTAATAAAAACGTCCGATTAATTTATTGGATCTTTTTAACCTACCCTAATAAGGTAGGTTTTTTTTGTTTATAAAAAAAGTCTATTTAACATAATAAAGTTTTTACTTAACTTTTTCTCAGTAAAACCGCTATTTTTACCTATAAAATTTTATAGTTTAGTATTATAATTATTCTTTTTTCACGTCTATTATAGTAAATAAGTAAAAAGTTTACTATAAAGTTAGATGTTTTTACTGACTTTTTACTCAACTTTTTCTGAGGCTGGTAAAGGGTTTGAGGGCAATTAGTAAAAACTTTTAAAGTTTTTTCAAAAAAAAATATTTTTTACAAACTCCCTGAAAAAATGTATATAAGAATAGGGAAAAACTTTTTTTATTTTTACTATTCAGCTATAAACCATATAAACACTAAGAAAAACTTAAAAAAAAGTCAGTAAAAAGCAGTAAAAAGTTTATTTTATTGCCACAAATGCGAGTGAAAAGATCTAATCATTGAACAAAGCCCCTCGAGTGCGTCAGGTGCGTCGTCGTGTTCAGCTTTGCCGTCTGAGGTGTACTCGTGTATATTTTCCATAAATTTATCGTAGTCAGATCCTATTTCGTAATCGTTTCTAAATAAACAATGATTTTTTATAAATCCTGACATTTGAATAATTCTTGAATGTTTGTTTGTTGTGGCCCGAATAGATAACGGCGTTATTGACGTGTTTAGTTTAGGCGTTAAAAGGCTATTGTACATTGATCCCCCGAAGTTGGATTCGATACGTACAAATTCAGGGTTGTGTTTGTTTAAAATTTGCGCGCTCAGATCAACATTTTCAACCGTCGAAAGTGGCGTAAATAATACGTCTATAATATAAATTTTATCGCCCAACAGCTCCCCAATTACAACACAATGAAAATCGCTTCCCGTGTCCGCTACGTCAATAAATGCAAGTTTACCAACTGAAGCCGTAAAATCTACCTGACTAAGCGCAAAAGTTTTAAATTCATTACGTTTAAACAAAGTACCCTCCAGCTCAGAAATCCAACCGCCCAAAACAATATTTTTATATTCGTTTGGGTTTTCTACTTTCATTCGCTCGTAATCTTTTACAATATTTTTAGGTATGTACTCAGGTTTTACGTCTAAATAGCTTGAATGTATGTAAAGGACGTTATCGACAACGCCACAAAATCCGTCAGGGATATTTTTTTCTTTGAATAGTTTTTTATAGATCCAATGGGTTTTGATCGTTGGATTTAATATCAAAATTGATAAATTACGACGTTCTTTGTGTCGTATGGAATAGAATACTTTTTTAAATGTTTCAAAAGACGGGATTTCCTCCGCCTCATCAACGATAAAACAGTTAAACCCTGAAAGACCTTTCAAGTTAGCCGTTTGCCCCTTAGATCCAGTTTTTATCCCCTTAAACGATATATGCCCGTCGTTATGGTTTGAAATTATTTGATATTTTTGATCCTCGACGTAATTTTCAAAGTTTAAAAGTTCTATTTTGTCGCTTACTTCCGTCTTAATTGAATCCCCGATACTTGTATTCGTGAACCGTG